GAAGACGGCACTGTAAAGGTGCCTATGTCGTTTGATGTTGTTGATTACAGAGGTATGACTAGCACATCAGACTTAGACCAGTTGTATTCAACGCAGTATAAAAATTCACTTAAAGCTAATGGCATTAGTTCTTTTGCCGCGTCTATAAATTCTGGAAATAAATTCCTTGCATTAGAGGGGTTTGGTTTAAATGGGTCTGAGGATGAGGTTAATGCTAAGGCTGCATTGGTTTATGTTCGTAATCCTTCTTTGCTTAAAGAAGACAAGCACAAACAAATCTTCTTTGATCTTGTAGATAATGGTTGGATTAACGAAGCTCATGTTCCTATCTTCTTTGAAGAGGTAGATGGCATCCAGCCATTTGCCAGAACAGATAAGATTACAAGAGAAAGTGCAGCTGTTGGCACTGAGATAAAACCTGATGACCCGCCGCCATTAGCCAGCATACCTATGGTTATGAATAACTTTAAGTTAAACATGAGAAATACAACAGAGGCCGAATGGAAAGCAATGTCTAAGGATGAGCGCTCCAATGCTGGATTGCCTCAGAAGTTACCTATTCCTGCTTACTTTATAACTGGCCGATTCTTTAAGCCAACACCGCAATCATCTAATTGGCGTAAGAACTTTCATCGTGCGCTTACTATGGGCGATGCCATGTCGCTATACACGCGCCAAGAGTGGGACTCTATGGATGAGTCAGAGCGTATAAGCAAAGGACTGCCTTTAGCTGGGATTGATGTAAATAGTGCTGGCGGTAATAGTCAGTTTAAGCAGGGTAATTAGTAATGGCAGAAGTCCTACCACAGAATATTCTAAACCCTAAGCCTCTTAGTACGATTCCCTATGAGCGTGGCGATCCTACGTTTGGTGAAACCTTTATTGATAATACTGAGCAACTGTTTAGACCTGCGGCAGAAGGCGCTGCTAAGTTACTTATGCCTAGTGTGTTTGATAACGACAGTGAGCGCGATTCTGAGTTTGACTTTAATAGTTTTCTTGTTGGCAAGAACATTGATATTAAATCCAGCGATGGTCAGTATCTATCCAATTACTCTGCTAATAAAGTGCAAGCAGAAGAGCATTACCTAAAGTTAGTTGGCCGTAAAGAAACTCAAAGAGCTATTGAGCAGGCTGGTTTCTTGCAGCAAATGCTTGCTGATCCTATTCTCTTTGCAGAAGTATTTACTCCGCTAATATACATGAAGGGCTTTCGCGCTGTTGCATCTGGCGGTAAGTTTTTTGCTAATAAAGCATTGCAATCTCAAGTTGATAACGCTTTGCTTAAGTTCCAAGGACTATCTAAGCCTAAACAAATTGCTGCTATAGCTGGCGCAGAGGCTCTTGTCTTTGAGGGGACTCGTAATGTTATTGAGGGCTTTAATGCAACTCAAGCTGAAGGCAAAGATACATTAGATGTTATAATCAAAGAGTCTTTAGATACAACTATGGCTGTTTCTTTGGCTGGCATTTTTGGTTTATCGTTAGGCAAAGGCTTTAGCGTTTACTCTGATGCAAAGCAAAGAACTACATTAGAGAATTACCAACGCACTCTTGCGGCAGCAAGAACATTCCAGAAGGATATAGACGCAGTTCCTACTGCTGGCGATTCTTCTTTTATTGGCCCTGTTATGCCAACAGAAACAAAGCCGTTTGTTAAAGGGCAGCTTGGATCAAAGAGTAAGGCAGAGACTGTAACCTTAGCAGACGAAGTAACTGATCTTAGTGATACCGATCTTGATTTCATGGGGTCTTGGTTTACTGAGTCTATTTTTTACAAGGCATTACCTACATCAGTTAAGACTGTAATACTGTCGGATGCTCCTAAGAATACTAAGTTAAAGTTTCTTAAACTTATTAACGATGGCGGTGTTGGCTTTAAGCTAAACCAAACTAACAAATCTATTGGCCGCTCCGTGTTTCAAGAATCAGGTGAGCTTGCTGGCAAATGGGTTGATGTTTACAGGGGTGTGCATGACATTTGGGCAGAGGTAAATCCAAGTGGTGGCGCTACTATTCTTGATGTGCCAATACAGAATGCTCTTGAGAAAATAAAAAAGATAAGGGGCAAAGAGAACTTAACCTTTGAGGATTTTGGTGAGCATATAGTTAATCTATACTTAACAAAAGCGTCTGACGTAACGCCACTTGAGTCTAGGGCTTTAGAGCAGATTAGAAAATACTTTGACGAGTGGGATCAGAGGCTTAATGATGTAGGTTTGCTGGGCTTTAACGATGTTCTTGTTAGCAGAAAAGCTAACATAGAGGGTCGGCTAGGTAGTATGGAGTCTGTTACTCAAGGCATAATTAAAAGCAACAACAATTATTTAACAACTAGATTATCTAAAGCAGAGGCAGACCTATCTAAGAAGCAAGACTTGTTAGGCAAACTTGAGGAAACATTTAAAACTAGAGGTTTAACGGAAAAGCAAACTGCATTCAAAGCAAGGCTTGAAGAAGAAATACCTTTAGCTAAAGCTAGAGTTGATGATTTTAAAAATGCGCTGAATGTATCTAATGTAACTAAAACTGCAGGAGATGCGGTTAAGGTATTAGACACTTTAAAACTAACAGTTAAAGCTAGAGGCGCTATAGAAAACCTTGATGCACACACTGTGCTAATGCGTGAGCGCCTTGATAACGTCAGCTCTTACCTTGATGGCACTGCTGTTGAGAAGGGTTTAAGAGAGCCGTTCTTCCCTCGTTACTTTAATCGCAGAGCTATTGAGGCTGACCGTGAAGGCTTAGAGAATATTATTACGCAACACTACATGGAGAACCCTACCACTTGGTCTTGGGACGATAGAGCTGAGCGCTTTGTTGAAAAGACTTTAGATGCTAGTGAGCCTATGGCTAGGGGCAGAGCAAAAAGAACCGTTGCTAGTATAATGGACGAGATAGATGATGATGGCCTTGAGGGTGCTTACTTTGGCGCTGGCAGATCAAAGCATATGATCCACAGAACGCTAGACATACCTAACGAGAAGATTAAAAACTATATAGTTACTGATCTTAAGCAAGTTATGATTGCTTATCACTCTAAGATTGCACCTAAGTATGCTTTTGCTAGGCAGTTTAGAACTGATAGCGGCAAGCCAGCTACTCTAGATGATTTAATTGCAACCAATACTAAAGAAATGAAAGCTGCTGGCACGTCTGAAGAAAATATAGACATGATAAACAAAGAGTTTGTTGCCAGTTATGACAGGATTGTAGGGCGTGTGCTTACTAATCCTGACAGCATACAAGCTAGAACCGCTGATTGGTTGCGCACTGCAACACAGTGGACTTACCTTGGTGGTGCTGGTGTGGCTGCGGTTGGTGACTTTGCTAACGTATTCATGGATCATGAAATGCGAATCATAGCTAAAGGTTTAATTTCTTTAGCTGATGGAAATAGCTTAAAGATGGCTAGAAAAGAACTAAACAAATCTGGTGATGGCATAGAGATTATAGCTGGCGCTGCTCATATGCGTCAAATGGAAAACATATCTCAAGATCCGTTTGCTAACGGCATGACTGATAAAATTAACCACGGGTTTTATATAGCAAACCTTTTGGCTCCAATTACTTTAGCAACTAAACACATGGATGCTTTGTTTAGGGGTCACACTATTATTGAGGCATCGGTGCGTTTAGCTGGTGGCAATGCCTCTAAGTGGGAGCAAGAGTTTTTAGCGCGATACAATATTACTCCCGACTTAGCTGCACGAATTGCTAAAGCTCCTGTGGAAACAACTAAGAACAATTTGTATCTGCCTAATACTGACGCTTGGATAGATGAAGGTGCGCTTGTTGCGTTTCGTTCTGCTTTAAAAGCTGGCGTTATGAACAGAATTATTATGGGTACTCCTGCTGACAAGCCCCTTATGATGAGTGGTAAGAGTTATGTACCTATGAGCGTTGCTAAACAAGTTGGTATGAAGGAAAGCAATAGAGTTAAAGGTTACTCAGAAATAGAAAGCCCTCTGCTTTCTCTGCCTTTTACTTTCTATACCTACACAATGGGTGCGTTTAACAAGATCACAACTAACTATGCTCAAGGTATGGTGCGTAATAACTTTGCTCACTTAGCTATGGGTATGTTTTTTGGTTATCAAATCGTTAAGTTTAGAACGCCAAGCTGGGCTTGGGATGAAATGGATGCAGAAGATAAGGCGTTAAGAGCCTTTGACTTTTCTGGCCTTGCTGCTTTGTATAGCGATATGTTTTACCGCAGCTTAGATATGGGTATGTCTTTTGACTTAGTTAATCCTACACCGTTTGAACCTAAGTTTAAGTCTGAGCCTGACGCAATAGGCGGTGTTGTGTCTATCTTTGGTGCACCAGCAGACTATACATACAATCACGTTAAGATGATGCAAGAGTTTGCTAGGGGTAACTACTCTACAGGCTCTGAGATGGCGGTTAGAAACACACCGTTAATATGGAATATGTTTACTAAGAACATGGCCAGTGATTTGAAAAACTTTGTAGGAGATTCGTTTGATGATGCAAAATAATTGTGCGTTGCCATGGGTTTTATCTACTGTTAGCAGAACTGAAAGGAGTGCAGCATGACTATTACTTTAGCACAGAACGCAGCGCGTGTATCTTACTCTGTAAGTGAGGGCGCTACACAAACGTCATTTACTGTATCGTTTGAGTTCTTTGATGATGCTGATCTTAACGTATATGTTGATGGTACTTTAAAAACTATCAGTACTCACTACACTGTAAGCGGAGGCAGCGGTTCTACTGGTGCAGTAGCTATATCAGTTACAGGCGCAAGTGGTGGCAGCACTGTGGTTATTACTAGAAGTATTGCGCTTGCTAGAACAACTGACTTTCCTTCTTCTGGATCGTTTCAGATTGGTACACTCAACACTGAGCTAGATCGCTTTACTGCTATTGCTGCTGATCTTAAAGATTCTGTTGATCGTGGCTTAATTCTTTCTGATTCAGACTCAAGTGTTTCTACAACATTGCCATTGTTAGCTAATCGTAAAGGTACTGTTCTTGGTTTTAACGCAAGCACTGGTGCTGTTGAGGCGGGCCCATCTATTACTGCCGTTCAATCTTTAGCGGATGTTACTGCATCTATTAATCTTCTTGGTACAAGTGATGCAGTTAGCGATATGAATACGTTAGCTACAACATCTAATGTAAATAACATTTCTTCTGTAGCGGGTATTACTTCTAATGTTTCTACTGTAGCAGGTATAGCAAGTAATGTAACTGCGGTAGCTGGGGATGCTACTGATATTGGTGCTGTTGCAGCTAAAGCTACTGAAATAGGTCGTTTAGGCACAAGTGCTGCAGTAGCAGATATAGCAATATTAGGTACGTCTGACGTTGTTGCCGATATGAATACGCTTGGCACGGCTGCAATTGTTGAGGATATGAATTTACTTGGCACAAGCGCAAATGTAACTGCGATGGGATTGCTAGGAAACTCAACGGTTATTGCTGATATGGCTATACTCGGAACATCTGACATTGTTGCTGACATGGCAATTTTAGGAACGTCTGATGTAGTTGCTGATATGAACACACTTGGAACGTCTGACATTGTAAGCGACATGAACACGCTTGCGACATCAGCTAATGTTACGGCGATGGGACTTCTTGGGACGCAGACTGTTGTCAACGACATTTCTACGTTAGCTAACGATCAGAACAATCCACAAATAACTAATCTTACGGTAAGCGGTAATTTAGAAGCAAACGGGGCTGTCACGTTTGGAAATGCAGCTACGGATACGGTAGCATTTAATGGTGTGATAACAACTGACTTAATCCCAACCCCTGCAAGTTCACCAGACCTTGGATCTACGTCAAAAAAATGGACTGACCTGTATATAGATGGAACCGCCTATTTAGATGCGATGACAACCTTATCTTGTGACATAAACGGCGGTGCAATTGATGGCACAACTATAGGTTCAGCGGCTGCGTCAACTGGCGCATTTACAACGTTAAGTGCAACCGGAAATATAACTGCTGGCGGCACCGTTGATGGCGTAGACCTCCAAACGCTTAACACCGCTGTCACGGCAAATACCGCCAAAACGACCAACGCCACACACACAGGCGAAGTTACTGGATCTGGCGCACTGACGATTGCAAACAACGCAGTCACAACAGCAAAAATAAACGCGGATGCCGTTACCAATGCAAAGCTTGCTGATAATAGTGTTGACAGTGAGCAGTACGTTGATGGCTCAATAGACACCGCACACATAGCAGATGCAAATGTCACGCAAGCAAAAATTGCTGGCGAAGCAATTAATGAAAGCAAAATGCAGGTCAGCAATGCGCCAGTAAACGGCTACATGCTGACTGCGCAAAGCGGCAACACTGGTGGCTTAACTTGGGCTGAGGCTGGCGGCGGCGGCGGCGGGGCAATGGAGTTTATAGCTTCATCAGGTGCTATTGATGATGATGCAAGCGTTGTTTTTACGTCAAGTCATTTTGACAGCAGCAGCTACCGCTCATACGTATTTTATTCGTATAATATAATTCCGGTAAATGACGGCTCAGATTTTTATGCGGTTATCAGCACGGATAACGGCAGCAGTTACCAAGGCGGCTCAGAGTATAAGTCATCTAATAGCAACCGTGGTCAATTTAGATTAGCTGGTTTCGGGCTGGGAAACGCGACAGACGAGTATGGAGGTTCGGGGCCATTTTACCTTTATAACCCTCACGATACCAATGTATGGTCGTTTGCATATTCACAACTAATGGGACAGTCGTTTAACAGCGGGGTCTTTAAACAAATGTTAGATAACAACAAAGCGATGGCGTGGGCTGGCACAGCAAGCATTAATAATATTAAATTTACCATTTCTTCTGGAAACATAAAAACTGGCCGAGTTGATATGTACGGCTTAAAATTATCGTAATGGGAGCAAAACTATGACAAGATTCCACAACATAAATGGTGAACGAGTACAGTTCTCCGCTGATGAAGAAACTGCCCGTGATGCGGAAGAAACTGCATGGGCTGCGGGGGCAAATGCTCGCACAGCGGCAGAAGTGCGTAAAGAACGCGATGCTAAACTATCTGCTTGCGATTGGCGCGCGTCAAGCGATGTAACCTTGTCCACCGAATGGCGCACGTACCGACAGGCGCTGCGTGATGTGTCAACGCAATCTGGTTTTCCAAACTCAGTTACATGGCCTACGGAACCTAGTTAATGGCAGATATAAATGAGCGCGTTTCTGCGCTAGAAAAGGATGTAGTTGCTTTGCAAACTGAGGTTAGGATTCAATTCAAAGAAGTCTTTACTCGGATCAAGCGACTTGAAGCTGTGCTTATAGCTACATCTGGCGCAACAATTATTATGCTTTTAACTATTCTTAGTAGGATGGGGTAAGCATGTGGTACATGTTTTTGTTCTTGTTCTTTATCTCGGGATGGGATCAGAACGAACACCTATAAAATCTCAGCTTTATTTTAAGCGAGTGGATACCTGTAACTGGTACGCTCAAGAATTAGTAAGGCGTTTTGGATACCCTCAAACAAACGACTATGGCACTGCTTATTGTCTTCCCCAGCTGGTCAATCCAAATGAGGTAATGGTTTATGATTGATCCTATTACTGCCTTTGCTGCTGCTAACGCTGCCTTCAAGGGCGTTAAGATGTTGGTCGGTGCAGGGCGTGAGATAGAGGACGTAAGCAAACAACTGGGTGCATGGTATAGTGCAGTTGCAGATATATCTAAGGCTGAGTCACAACGTAAAAAGCCTACGTTCTTAGAGAAACAATCTCACTCTGGTGACATAGAGCAAGAGGCTATGGACATTGTTGTTCGTAAGAAGACTCTACTTGAGAGGGAAAAAGAGATTAAGTTTATGCTTAACATGAGGTTCGGCCCATCAACTTACGACGAAATGTTAGGTATGCGTAGGCAGATACGCAAAGAAAGAGAAGAAACTGTGTACGCAGCGATGGAAGCTAAGAGACAGATAGCTAACAACGCAGCTATAGGTGGATTGTCTATAGGTATTATTGGTTTACTTGGTGGTGGTATTTATTTAATTGTGCTGGCTACCCAATGATTCTGCTTGTTGCTTATCTCTATGCTGGCTTGGTTAACCCTGACTATGTAACGTGTAGCTTGGCTAAACGTACCACAATACAAGACGAGAAGGTCTGTATTTACAAAGGGCCAAACAATACTATAGGTTATCACTATCCTAGTTTTAGTTTCAAAGAGTGTCCGTCTACGTTTCAGTGCCGCTACTCTCCAAATACCAAGCGGCGTCCAACTGTCAAAGAGATAATGGAAGGCTTGCAAGGAGGCTTTGAATGACAATAGTTTTTACTAAGTTACTAGAGTACAAAATCTTGCCGCGCTTTATGATGTTTACTATGACTGTGGTTTACGTGCGCTGCATTGAGTGGGCGTTATCTATGCCTGACATATCAACACAGCAGGCCAGTCTAATTTCTGTAGTTACAGGCGCTATGACAGGAGCCTTTGCCGTATGGCTTTCACATGAAAAGTAATGTGATAAAGGTTCCAAGGCTAAGTGATCTTGATGGTCAGTTCTTGCTTTTAGAAAGACAGAAGCATGAGATAAAAGAACAGGCAAAACTTATAGCGGAGAAGGCTAATGATAGGTGGAATAGTAACCGCGATCAGCGGACTAGCCAGTAGTTACATAGATGGTAAGACAGCAGTACAGAAAGCTAACGCTGAGATAGCCCTAAAGAAAGCTACCTCTGAGACTGATTGGGAACAGTCAGCTATAGAGGCGAGTAAGGATTCTTGGAAAGACGAACTATGGACTGTAGTTTTTGTAGCTATTCTTCTCATGAACTTCGTTCCTTCTATGCAGGCAGTTATGGCAGAGGGCTTTGCTAACCTTGAGACTACACCATTATGGGTGCAGTGGGGAATGTATTGTAGTATAGCAGCCAGCTTTGGCATCAGAACAATCAAAGGATTTAAAAAATAATGGGATATGTATTAGGTAAACGCAGCCTACAAAAGCTAAGTACTGTAGATGATAGACTTCAACGCATTGTGTACTACGCTATCGCTGTAACTAAGCAAGACTTCTCTGTGATCTGTGGCATTCGCACCAAGGCAGAGCAGCGTTCTCTCGTTGCCTCTGGTGCATCGCAAACTATGAATAGCAAACACTTAGATGGTTTGGCTGTTGATCTTATGGCATACAGTGGCGGTGGTAGATGGGAGCTTAATCTGTACGATGAAATAGCTGATGCTATGAAGGAAGGCGCTGGTCATGAAAAGATTTCTCTGCGCTGGGGTGCAGCGTGGCACATTAACTCTATTGGTGAGTGGCCTCAATCATCTGAGGAAGCAATGAATGCTTACATAGATTTGCGTAGATCACAGGGTCGTAGACCGTTTATAGATGCACCGCATTTTGAATTGATTGTATAAAAAAGGGCGGTGACGCAATGGAGAAACATCACCGCCCAAGGAGGGAAGATCATAAGACTAGGGAGAACTACAATCTTATGCGGGTGACTCTTTATACCGCATGATCTTGTATGATTCAATCCTATAAATCTTTCCACCAATCATCTGCTATCTTTGGTTCTTCGTAGTCAGCTTCTTCTAGCTTGTAAGCATAGAGTCCATTGCCTTCGTATCGTCTTGATACAGTACGGAAACCAAACTTCTTCTTGCGTAAGTCTCGCAACGCAGCACTTGCACTTGCCTCTGGTGCACCTGTTGCATTGCTCAACTCAGATAGCGTAACCCAATCATTCTCCTCCATGTATTGTTTTACTTTTTGCAACTGTGGCATGAGCCTGTTGAAATCACGCTCATGCACATAGTCATCTCCATCAAAGTGTGGCTCGTTGCCCATTAAAACGGAGGTATCTCATCGTCAAAGTCTATCTCTGGCACCTTGGCTTTATCAAGACTCTGAGTCTCCTGCTGTTGGCTCTCTGATAGGGCAAGAGACATATAGTTTCCACCATCCTTGGCACGTTTCCAACCTGCTAGTTTTAGATTGGTATTATCTACTGGCCCTGAATAGTCGGGTGCTTTCTCGTTGCCATTCTTATTGTTCTCAAACATAACGCCTAGCTTTTGATAGACCTCAATGATCTTCAAGCCAGCTTTTGTTTGGTCTGCTACAAGTATGATCTTACTATCGTTGCCCTGATTGTTGAGCTTGCCTTGTAGTATCATGCGCTGCGTATCAAATGGTTTGAATGCTGCACCTGAGTTA